GAGTGCGGGCCGTGCTGCCCGTAGACCGTCGGCTCGCTGGTGACCTGCACGCCACTCGCCCGCGCGCCGCCGCCGTTGTCGTCGGCGATCCCGGCCCCGCCAGCGCCGCCAGCGCGGGCCGCCCGGGCGCGCTCCTCACGCCGATCCTGATCACCCAGGTCGTCGAGCCGCTGATTCAGCGCCCGGATCTCCGTCATGCCCGCCGCGTACCGGGTGTCCTCGTCGGCCGTGGTCGTACGGCCGGCCGCGCTGGCCGCCGACAGGATCTCGCGGTTCGCGGCGATCAGGGACGTACGCCGGGTCTCAAGCTGGCCGGTCAGGTCACTGGTCTCATCGCCGCCGGCGGCCAGCCGGACAGGCCGGCCGTCCTTCCGGTAGCCGATGATCGCGCCCGGCCACGACGGCAGCCGCTTTCCGTGCATCTAGATGCCTCCATCACGAGGAGCGCTCACGCGCATAGGGAACAGCGCGGCGACCTCGTGATGGCACAGCGGGCCGATCTTTCGGTGTGCGGCCGGGGCGAAGATCCGCCGGGGCCCGGGACCTACTCGATCAGGTGTCTGTCAGCATCAGCTACCGCACCTGCCCCGGATTGTAGCCTGCCGGCCACTCCACGAGCCACGCCTCCTCTACCTCAGCCTCCGCGCCGAGGGCATAGAGCGCACCCCAGGACCAGACGTCGCCGCTGGCATCCAGCGCCACCGAGTGGCGGCCCTCCGGCAGGTCCAGGCCCAGGATCAGGGCGCCGGTCTCGCCAGGACCGGCCAGCCGGAAACTGGCCGGCCGCACGCCCGCCAGCCCGAACTCAGCCGCGGCCTCCAGCGTGGCCAGGATCGACGCCCCCTCATCCGGGGCGCCGGCGGTCAGCCGGTAAAGATTTACCACCTCGGCGAAGCTCACCGCGTGGCCGGCGAGCCGCGCCGACACGGCCAGCGCTTCCGCGGTGCAGCACGCCAGGGCGCCCGGCGACAGGGCGCGGGCATGCGCCGTCTTCGCCTGCGCCGCCGTCCGCTTCACCGGCGACCTGGCCGCCTTCGCCGTCTTCGCCGCCGGCTTCGCGCGCTTCGCGGGCTTCGCCGCATGCTGCGAGTGCACGGCACCTTTCGGGTGCCTGCGCCGGTTCAGCGCCCGCGTCCTCGCCGCCTTCACCGCGCCGCCGCCAGCTCCTCCAGCTCCAGCTCACGCAACCGCAGCTCCATCCGCCGCCCCGCCGACATCTGCGTCTCCGGCCCCGGGATGCCCGTCGAGTCATCCACGGTCACCATCGCGCCGGTGCCGTGATCATGCTGCGGAACGCCATGAGAATGCACGGTGCCGTCCGCATGAGCATGCGCGACGGCCATCGGGTGCGGCGCCGCGGACCCGTCATAATCCTGCGCCGCGGCCAGGTCCACATCATCCGCCGCCGACGCCCGCGACTCCAGCGGCCGCCCAGCGGCCTTCGCCTCCGGCTGCGTGCGGTCCCGCACCGACCCGAGGATCTTCACCAGCGCCGGGCAGCGCCGCTCCACGCCAGGCCGGCCCGCCTGGTGCTGCTCCGCCGGGAAGTTGCCGCCCGCCGTCGAATGCGGGTCACGCTTCTGCAATTCCGCGCAGATCTGGGCATACATCCACGCCAGGTCCCCGTGCGACGTGCCCTGCGGGTAGGCTCCCGACCCGCCCCACTCCACCAGCCGGTGCAGCGCCGCCGACAGCTCGCTGGCGCTGTTCCGCGAGCTGTTCCCGATGTCCGAGGTGAACGCGGACTTCTCGCCCGCGGTCAGCATCCGCCGCTCCGCCGGCCGCCCCGCCGCCCGGCCCTCATGGGCGTGAGAATGGCTGGCGTCCCCGTCATGGGCGTGCTCATGCTCGTGGGAGCTGTCGCCGCCCTGGCTGCCGTACGCCGGGTGCGCGTGACTGTGCGTGCCGGTGAACGCGCCGTGCGCGGCCCGCAGCTCCAGCGGCCGCCCCGCCGCCCAGCCCGTGACCGCGGACGACGGGTAGCCGTCGTCCGCGTCATGATCATCGACAAGGGCCTGGCCGCACTGGTCGCAGATCTTCGCATCCGGCGCGTTCCACGCCCCGCACCGGCACTGCTGCGTGTCCCCCGAGTCAGCCAGGTACGGCACGCTGGTGCGCAGCCCGGTGCCGCACTGATCGCAGTAGCGGGCATCCAGGTCATTCCCCGACTGGCACTGCGGGCAGACCGCCGTCTCATGCGCGCCCCGGGTGTAAGGCGCCGTCGGCAGCCGCCGCTCACGGCCCGGCACGAACGCGGCGCCGATCGCCGCCGGCCGGCGGAACGCCAGCTGCTCCACCGGGAACATCGAGATGCCGTCCGTCGCCGCGTTCGCGCCGTGCGTCACGGCGCACACGTCGCCGCGGTGCAGATCCATCTCCGCGACGGTGCGATGCTCGAAAGCGTCGTCCCATTGCTGCTGGTTACAGACAAATGCCAGCGACATTTCCGAGATGTCGCCCCGCTCGACCGCGCTGGCCAGGGCGCGGACCTCCTCACGGCGGCCGTCCATCGACGGGACCCGCACATGCAGCCCGTGCGAATCCTCGGCCAGCCGCATCGTGCCCGACCTCGTCCGGGCCAGCGGAATCCCGGACTCCTGATGCCCGATCAGGAACGGCACGTCCAGGTTCGGGTTGGCCAGCGACCGCCTGCACGCCCCCTGCGCCACCGACTCGGTGTACGGCTCGCCGAGCGGATCCCACATCTGAAACGGCGCATCGTAGACCGCGGCATAGCCGGTGAACTCGAAACTCGACCCGGCCGCCGTCCCGTCCGGCTTCGCCCGCATCTCAAGGTCGCCCCGCATCAGGCGGAGGCCCAGCCGCTCCGGGACACCCCGCATCGCCATACGCCGCAATTCACGCTCACGCCCGGACATGCGTCCTCCTCATTCGCTCATCACATGCCCTGATTGAGCCTCGGCAGCATCGGCGCCAGCGGCATCGCGTTAACCTGCTCCCGCTGCGCCGGCGTCAGCGGCGGCATGTCCTCACCCTGCCGGACCTCATCCTGCGTCATCACCCGCGACGCGATCTGCGCATGATTCACCGTCCAGCGCGTCAGGATGTCAGTCCGCAAAAGCGGTGAAAGGTCAAACTTCACGTACTGGCCGGCCGGCGTCAGAGCGCCCAGCTTCCGCTCCCACCACGTAATCCACCGCTGCATCGTATAGGTCAGGAAATCCAGGGCCCGCTGCTCCACATTCGCATACGTAATCGCGCTGCCCTCCGAGCTGCAGCCGACCATTTCCGGGGCCACCCGGAAAAACCGGCAGATCTTCCCGTCACTGATCTTCTGCGTCTCAATGAACTGCGAGTCATTCGGGTTGACTTGCACCTGCTGATATTTCCAGCCGCCCGTCATCACCACCGGCTCACGGCTGCCGTGCACCGCGGCCATGAACTTCTGCTTCACCGTCTTCGCATCATCCTGCGAGAACTCGGCCTGCGAGTCGTTGGTCAGCAGGCTCGACGGGTGGGCGCCGTCCTCGAAGAACCCGTTCCCGAACTCCTCCGCGCTCAGTCCCATCCGGGTGGCCCGCTGCGCGTAATGCAGGATCGACATGCCCGTCAGGCTCCCCGACTGCCGGAATATCGCCTGATGCCACACCGTCGCCGGATCCTGGACCTGGCCGCCGAACTTGTACTCGGCGCCGCCGCCCGCCAGCCGGCGGGCCTGCACCCGCCCGTTGTCCTGCAGCTCAATCTGGCTCGGATATCCGAGCCGGTCCCGGTCCACGATGGAGCCATACACGTTCCCGCGGGTCAGCGACACGGTCCCGGCATACAGGAAGTCGCCGATGTCCATGTCGGCGGACGGCTGGTTGAGGATCCGCGGCTGCCGCGGGACTTTCACCGGCGTCGCCTCGGTCAGCCCCATCCCCGGGCCGGGCGACGGGGTGCTCGTCCCGGTACCCGGCAGCCGGAACGCCCACGGCTGCAAGATCGACATCATCGACCCGATCAGGTCCGAGCAGGCCCACACCGCCGAGTGGCGGAACGCCTGCTCAGGTGACCCGGACCCGTACAGCTCCTCGACCGCGTTGATATGGGCGCCGATCGGCGGCTCGATGAACGCGAGCTGGGCGACGCGCCGCTCCCGGCCCGGGCTGCCCGCCGCGGTGCGCTCACGCGGGCCCGCGAACACCGCCATGACCTAGAGCCTCCGGTCCATCAGCAGCCCGAACGCGCCGCCGACCGCGAGAGCCACGCCCAGCCCGGGCACCGGAGGGAAAACGCCGTGGATGATCATCGCAGCACCGATTGTGACACCCGCCGCGCCTGCCACGCCAGGCACGCTCGCCGACCAGCGGACCAGCGTCCCCGCCATCCCCGCGCCGGCCAGCGACCAGCGGCGCCCCAGCGCCCGCAGGCCAGCCGGGATACGCGGGGCGCCACGCTGCCGGCCCGTCCCCGCGCAGTCCCGGCACGGCACCCCGTTCACGTCGCCGCCGCCCGCGCACCCCGCGCACGGCGGCAGCGCCAGCGACACGGAAGCGGCGGTCATGGCTTCGGCGGGGGCTTCGGAACCGAGTCGAGCTTCCCCAGCTCGAGCGCACTCTTGAGGCGATCCAGCGTGCCCCCGTCGAGCAGCCCAGCACGCCAGACGGCCACCTGCACGCACTCCAGCAGGTCAGCCTTCCGGACGACGACCTCCTCATCGGGGCCGCTCAGATTCACCGTGACGGTACCGATCTCGCTGCCGTCGTCGTGCTGGATGTAGACCACCGGCAGGTCAGGCCGCCGGCGCAGGCTCAGGCTGCCCGGCCGCCGGGTCAGCCGCCGCCTGAGCATCCGCGGGCCGCGGGTAGATCGCCGCCAGCCCGTTCAGCAGGTCCACGACCATCTGCAGCGCGTGCACCGGCACATGCGCCGCGGCCAGCAGCGCATCCACCACCGGATTGCCCTCCAGCGCCTTCGCGTCAGCGACAGCGGCGGGCAGCTTGCTGGTGGCGAACTCCTCCACCCGGGTGCGCACATCGGCGAAGTCGGTCTCAAGCGTGCTGATCAGGCTCACAGGTACCTCCGTGTTGCGATCCTCGCCGGCCCCGGAGGGCCGGTGCTGGCCGGGCCCCGGGTCAGGTGCTGTGGTGATGGCGGTGTCGCGAGCCGCGGGCAGGCGCGCGATGAGATCATGGTAACGCGGCAGATCGCGCTCCATCGCCTCGAAAATCGGCTCACCCAACCCGGTCACCTCCGGCTACCACACGGTACGACTCCAATCGACAGGCCGCGCCAGCCGCGCCAGCGCATCCACCCCCATGCACAGCGTGATCGCCGCGTCGATATGAATCCGCGACCGGCCCTTCGACAAGGTGAACCCGCCGGTGTCGATCTGCCGGCGCACCGCCGCCAGCACCTGCCGCGACTCATCCAGATCCCCCGAATGCACGATCTTCCCCGCAATGATCATGTCGAACGCCAGGCCGCACGCCGGCGCCATCGACGCCGGACCCTGCGAGAACTCGATCACCAGGAACCCCTCCTCCTCCAGCAGCCGCGCCGGCAGCTCGAAAAACCGCGGGTCATACACCAGGCCCCGGTACCGCGAGCCCAGCCCCGTCGCGGTGTCCTGGATGTACTGCCACACCTCCAGGTGGTCGATCTTCCCGCCGTCCGGATACCACGTCCGGTTCGTCGTCGCGACCCGGCCGTCATGCAGCCTCGCCAGCTCCCGCACCGACACCGAGTCACGGTTCAGGGCCATGTCCACCGCCAGGACCGTCGGCTCATCCCCGGCCAGCTCCCACGTCCCCTGGCACTTCCCCCACGCCGCCGGATACTTCTTCAGCCACGAGTCAGCCGGCACGCCAACCCAGGCGTTCGCGTAATACCGGGTCCACTCATGCGCCTCGACCTGCGGCTTGTCGTACTCCCGGACCCTGGCCTCGACATCCCACAGGATCCCCGCCGCCGCCGACGCGTCCCGCACCGCCAGCCGCCGGTCCTCCGGCCTGCTGAAATCCAGGCCCGGCCGGGCCTCCTGCCAGTCGAACAGCAGCCGCGGCGCCAGCCCCCGGTCACGCTCGGCGCGCTTCCCGTGCTTGTACATCGCGCCCAGCAGGCTGTGATCGACATCGAACCCGGCCGTCGAGATGCCCAGCAGCCGGCCCGGCCCGCGGGTCACCTCCCGGAAGCCGTCACCGTCCGGGATCCGGCAGATCAGCCGCCGCTTCTTCGTCGACTTGCCGATCACCATGTGCACGCGGGCCTTCGTCGACCCGATGTCGCCCCACTCGTGCAGCTCGTCAGCGACGAACAGGGACGGCAGGCCGCCCTCGTTCGTCCCCGCCACCGCGGCGACCCGCTTCATCAGCCCCGGGCGCCCGTCCGCGTACCGGATCTCGGTGTCGTACACCTCGGCGTAGCCGCACAGCGGCGCCTCCTTCACCGCCTCGTCACGGCCGCCGAGCATCACCCCGGCGATGTTGAAGAGCAGGTCGGCCTGCTCGAAGCTCGCCGCCGCGTTGATGATGTTCGGGCTCACCGGCGCGATCTGCGGCGGCCCGAACATCTCCAGGCACTCCAGCGCCGCCACGAACGTCGTCTTCCCGTCGCCCGTCGCCGCGCCGCGCAGCGCCTCGTCATAGCGCCAGTAGCCGCAGCCGGGACACCACTCGTACCAGCGGTAAATGAAGCGCTTCTGGTCCTTCCGCAGCCGCAGCGGCTTCCCGAACCAGTCCCCCTCAGCGCAGATCAGGAACCGCTCCATCCACCGCACGGCCAGGCGGCCCTCCGTCGGCCACAGCTCGCCCGGCGCCGGCTGCCACCCGCAGTCAATGCAGCCACGCTCAGCCAAGACGGGGGTCGTCGTCGTCATCCTGGGCACCACCCGCGAACGCCTCGTTCAGCTCCAGCAGCGACTTCTTGGCCTGGTTCACCGTCAGGCCCAGCCGGAACTTGTTCAGCGAGCCCACCCCCATCTGCTGCTCACACCGCTCCGCAATCGCGATCGCCTTCGCCGCCGTGGTGTACGACGGGTGCTCGGTCACCTGCGCGTTCCCGCCGATCACCACCGGATTCCGGTCAGCCCGCCGGAACGCGCGGCCCGCGCGGTCAATCGCATCCACCCACCGCAGCAGGATCGGACGGTCAGCCGTGGTGAACAGCCGCCACACCGGGTCATTCCGCAGCCCGTCCCACGCAGCCAGCGCCTCCCGCGTCCACGGCGGCCGGTGCGGCGGCAGCTCGAAGCGCTCCAGGCCGCCACCCGCTACCTCCAGCTCATCCTTGCGCCCGTTCCTCGGGTTCACGGCGGTCCCGGCAGGCTTGCGCGTCCTAGGCACAGAGCGTCACCACCCTAGAAGATGATCTTGACCCTTGAAGTCCAGGATCTGACAGCGAAAAAAGACACT